TAGTAATTATATTTATAACTCCACCTATTGCATCTTTTCCATAAAGTGTTCCTTGCGGACCTTTTAAAACCTCTATTTGTTGTGCATTAGCTAAAGATATGTTAAGATCATACTGACTATAGTGTGGTACTCCGTCTATATAAAATACAATCGGATTATTAGTTGTAAAAATTGATGTATTTAGTCCTCTAATTGAAATATTACCATATACACCAGTTTCATTGTCTACATTTGATAACTCTTTTATTATATCACTTGCATTTTTTATGCCTTTTTGCTCTATATCCTCTTTTGTTGTAAGGGAGTAAAAGAAAAGTAAGTTACATTTGTACTGGTTTTTTATATTAAAAATACGATAAAATGGTACTTTAAGGGGATATATTAAGAAAAATTTAAAAAGGTGAGTGCTTCAAAATATAGCAATATCTTCCCAATCTATCCAAATTCATATAAAAATATTAGAAAATTTAGAACAAAAACAAGCCTATAAGCTCGATAATATCACAATAGTTTAAAATAAGAAGTATGGAAAAAACAATAGCTATATTAATATATTTAGAATTAAAAAAATTATAGTAATGTAACCAATCAGTCTAGCAATGTAACTTTAGCAATGTAACCTAATTTTTAAATTAAGCTATTAATAATATTTAAAAAAAGAAACAAATAAAATATTAGTTTTAAAATTTTCCTACACTTTTACAGATAAAATAGTAGTTAAAATAAGTAATTGTTTTATATTTAAATTAAAATTACTCATCATGCAATGCTTTGATCTGAAGTAGTTTTGTTTTTAAATCTTGTTTCATTTTAGTTGTGCCATATTCTCGAAGAAGTTTAGAAATTTCTAAAATATCATCATCTATATTTAAATCATTTTTAATTTTATCCTTATATACAATATTGCCATTATCAACAATAGTGTTTTTTGAGCCATTTACAGCTATATTTTTACTATTATTTACATTGATACTAGATAAATCATCTTTTATAAACATATCACCTTTCCCTGTTAAAAGCCATAGTTCATTAATATTACAAATTTTAGCAATTTTAACAATCATACTAGCTGTTGGTTCATTCTGCCCTTTTTCATAATTAATTAAAGTCCATTTTGTTATCCCTATTTTTTCGGATAGTACTTCCTGGCTAAAACCTCTAAGTTTACGGATTTCCTTAAGCCTTTTTTCTAACATTAAAAGCCTTTTTTTAAATTATTTAATTTTCCACTTTTTTATTGACAATTGTAAAATTTTCCACTTTTTTATTGACAATTGTAAAATTTTCCATTATAATACCAAAATAGTTTATTTCTATTTTTTGACTTATTCTATAGAATTTATAGTACTAAAAGAGTTTATAAAAGGAGATTAAATGTCAAGCAAAAATTTCTCACAAAAAACTTTAAGCCAAAAAATCAAGGAAGATTACGGAACTTTGACATTTTTTTGTAAAAAACACCAAATAAATATAAGCACTTTTAAAATCGTAATCTACGGACATGGAAAAAGCAAAAGAATAGTAGATATTTTAAAAACTCATAAGTATATAAAAAATGCAGAAGAGTTAAAAAAGCCTAGAGCTACAAGCATTTTATCAAAAAGGCAAGTTAAAGGATATATCAAATCCAAAAATGAACTAAAAAGGGAATAGAATGAAACATGGAGTTTGGGCTAGATTTTACATTAGTGATGATTTGTTACTTGTTAGGAATATATATACATATTTTGAGATAGAAGATGATTATTTTCTTTGGTTTGAAAGATGTATTAAAAAGTATAATTTAGAGGAAAACGAAGATTATATAATTTTTAAACATTATGAAAATGGTCGCGAAGATATAGATCATATTTTATTATATTCAAACAAAAGTAGGAATTTAATTGATGATGAAAGAGAATATTTTGACAAGAATAATTAAAAAATAAGGTTGTAAAAATGATGAAGTGTAACACAATTTTATCCGCGAAAAGAGGAATTGAAATATCTAGGGTGAATATGGAACGAAGCGGTGGAACTTGCTCTAGTGTGAATAAAAAAGAGGCAAAATATCCAGACTTAGATGAAGTGAAACGGATGTCAATTCCGTCTAGTACGGATAATTCCGCCTTATGCGAACAAAAAGAGGAAATAATAAGCTTATTAAAAAGTGCAAGAAGAAATTATATAGTTTGTAAAGCTAATCGTTCACAAGAGACAGGGCTTTGGGGACAGCAGTGTATAGCACTTAGGAAACTTTTGTCCGCACAAGGAGAAACAGATTTAAAAAGAAAGAGAGTAAAACTTGAAAGCTTAATAGAAGCAACTAATCATAAAGATATGCCAATTGCGTATATTGTTTAAATAAAGATTAAAAAATAGAAATATTTCACGAAGCAATAAAAGAATTAGAAGAGTTTATTGCAAAAAAGGAAAAAAATGACAGATAAACAATACAAAGAGTTAGAAGAGTGGCAACAAGAAGATAAACCTTTAAATAGCAATACAAAGGATATATTTAAACAAGCTATGGAAGAAGCTTTTAAAGCACTTATAGGTATTGGAACAGAAATAAAAGATGAGATAAAAATGAGAGAGCTTTATATTTGTATGCCTAAAGAGTATATAGAAGCATTACATAAAAACAATGAAAGAGAAAAAGCCAGGGCCTTTATGGAGTATGTTTTTGATTTAGAGAATAGTAATAAAAAAATAGATTTGGAAATTTATCCTGTATCGTGGGATGTGGATCTTAAAGTTGCTCATAGTTGGCTAAAAGAGTTTAATGAAGCAATAGATAAATATACAAAAGAGATAAATAAGGATAATGATTTATTATATAAACAAAGACATTAAAGGTAAAAAATGATGAAGCAAAGCGATAGATACATTGGAATGGATGATAATTCCGTTTTGTACGGACAATTCTCCAAAGAGACAATTTCGCCTAATGCAGATAAATCATTAGAGCTATTAAGAGAGCAACTAAAAGAGAATTATGAAAATTATCCATATCCACCATTTTGGGCTAGTTTGTTTGGTTTTGATTCTAACGAAAAGTTTCATAAATATCATATTGAAAAAATAGAAGCATTTCGCAACGCAATAGAGGAGCTAGAAGATTTTCTTACAGAGAGTGATTTATCACAACTCACAGATAGTGATTTTAAATCACAAATAGAAGAGAGTAAGAAACTACAGCTTACAGAGAACAAAAAATATAAGCACAATGATAGTTTTTTCACAGAAAGTGATTTTAAAGCACAACTCACAAAGAGTGCATTTACACAAGAAGTAGACGATCACGATTATATACATTATGCAGTTTTAAGTAGTAGAGTTTTAGTAACTTCAATATTAAAAGATATTACAGAATTAAAAAAATATATAGATTATATGTATCAAGCAATACATAAAGATGTAAAAAAGACTAAATAAGAAAGAAAGTATAAAATGACTTACACTATCAAGGAGTTAACACAAAAGTTAAAGATTAGCCATGTAGCTATACTTAAAGCTTTAAGAAATACTCCTTGTGAGTTAAAGAAGATAGATACAAGTTTTAAAAGAGTAAAGCATTATAAATATGAGAATTTACCTAATAGGTATAAAGAGAGATTAGCTAAATTGCCATCTTTATTGAGTGGACAAGACACAAGCTCTTCTTGTGAGATAGGAGATAGGAATAATACTTCTAGCCATAAAATACTTTCATTATCTGAAAAAGGTGAAAGTTCATTGCATTGCTCCATATTAGCACCTTATACATATAATTCTGCTCTTGTGCAGAAAAAGTACTCTTCACAAGAGAGCAGATATATTGGAATGGATAGTAATTTTGCACAGAGTGAACAATTAACATCAGTTGCACTTAATTCGTCTTCTAAAATAGAGTGCCTTGTACAAAATGTGAATAAAGCACAAATAGATAAAGCTATAAAATTTCAACTAGCAAATAGTAATAGTAATATTTTAGCAGTATCATCGCAAACTACAAAAGGGATGATTTATAATCAAGTAAGATCTAATGATGCAACAAATAGCAAAGCTTCTTGTAATAAAACGAATGACAATTTAGCACAGAGCGAATATGACAATTCCAATGTCTCAAAGAGAGTAAAAGGCATAAGATACCAACATTTATCTATTCCATTTAATACTTCTGCTTCATCATCTTGCCCTACAAACAATAAAAACAAAGCCTTTACAAAAAAGTATTTTTGTGCTAGTAGTAAAAACCAAGAAAAAGCTATAAAAAAACTAAAGTTTATAGAGCTTTATTTAAAAAGGCATAAGAGTTTAAACCAAAGTAGATTTATAGAAAATACCTTAAAACATAGTTTAGAGTTTGATATATTAGGGAATATATCTATAAAACAGCTAAATGATTGGCTTAGAAAGTATAAAGAAGCAAAAGCTAAAGGGCAGAATATAGTAGAAGCTTTTATTGATGGTAGAGGCAAAGAAAAAAACAGCACAGCTTTAAGTATACAAATGCAAGAGATGGCACAAAGATACTTCTTAAAGCAATCACACCCAGTAATTAGTACTATATATTTACTAATGAGTGAACATTTTGGCTTGGCAATGCCATCTTATGATGCTTTAAATAACTTTTATAAAAGATGGAAAAAAGCAAATCCACAACTTTTTACATTTTCACAAAGTCCAGATAAATACAAGAGTAAATTTCTTGTATCTTTAGGAAGTGAAAGCTCTAAAGCACTATACAAAAATCACTTTTGGGAACTTGATGCTACAAGTGCTGATGTAGTATGTAGTGATGGTAAAAGATACACTATTTTAGGGATTATAGATATAGCTACAAGAAGATCTATATTTAAAGTAGAAGAGTCAAATAGTATTTTTGCAGTTACAAGATTGCTTCGAGCTGGGATTTTAAAGTTTGGAATACCTGAAAATATAGTAGTTGATAATGGAAAAGAGTTTATATCTAACCATTTTGCTAGTGTATGTGCAAACTTAGATATCGCTATACATACAACTCCACCCTTTTCAGGAGAGAAAAAACCTTTTATTGAAAGGATGTTTGGAACACTTGCAAGAGGTTTATTTAGGTATATACCTGGATTTATAGGACATAATGTAGCAATGAAAAGCCAAATACAAGCAAGGCAAAGCTTTGCACATAAGATTATGGCTATACAAAAAGCAAATAAACAAATAAGAAATAAAGAAAAAGAGGAAGCTTTTATAAAACTTTTTAGAATAAAAAAAGAGAATATAGGAGTTGATATAAACATAGCTTTAAGTAAAGAGCAACTACAAGAAGTTTGTGATACTTGGGTAGAGAAAATCTATGAACAAAGAGAACATAAAGGTTTAAACAAATCTCCTATAAAAGCTTGGAATTCTTATAAAATGGCTGTTAAGAGTATAAGTGATGAAAGAATGCTTGATTTATTACTTGGGAAAAGTGTTCTTTGTAGTGTAGGTAAAAAAGGTATTAGGCTTGATAATTGTACTTATTGGCATAATGAGTTACTTAAATTTATGGGTAGAAAACTAAAAGTTATGACAAATGACAATTTAGGTGAAGTAGTAGTTTATGAGCCACAAACAATGCAACTAATATGTAAAGCAGTAGATTTAAAACATTATGGAGTAAGTAGAGAAGAGAGTATAAAAGCTAGAAAACAACAAAGTAAAATAGTACAACAATTTAACAAAGCTATTAAAATGGCTCAAAACACTAATGATACAACTTTAATAGATGTAATGAAAGCAAAAGAGAAGTATGAAATAAGTAATACCATTGCAAGTACAAAACGAACAGCTGTTACAAGTATACTACTTGATGAGTCACATAAACTTCAAGAGCTTGATATTTTAGAACTAGAAAGTAGTAAAACGTATGATTTTAAAAACAAAGATAGTAATGGTATTCCTAAAAAGATACTACAAGGTGGAAGACCTACGTTTGTAACTTATGAAGATAGGTTTGTATGGTGCTTAGAAAAGAATGAGTGGAATGATAAAGATCTAAAATTAAAAGATCTAAAACCTAGTAGTTATGAAAGGGCTTTAAATAAATTTAATCAAAGGAGATTAGCATAATGAAACAAGCATTTATACAAACACAGAATTATAGGAAAGTAATGCAGGTTTTAGACCAGCTAAAAAGTGAAGAAAAAGAGGAGTTTCATAGTGCAAAGATGGCTTTGCTTTATGGTTCTTTTGGCATAGGTAAAACTTGGAGTATTGAAAAAGTAGCAATAAATGAGCCTAAAAATATAATCTTTTTAAGAGCTGAAGAGGTATGGAGTAAAAGCTATTTGATTAGAAAAATAGGAGTTGAGCTTGGTGTTCTTGGTGAAAAAATCACTGATACAAGTGAGCAAATAAAACATAAATTAAGAGTAGAAGATAAGATAATAGTAGTCGATGAAGTAGATAAGCTATTAAGCGGAACTAAACACGAGCTTTTAGAAGTTTTTAGAGATTTAACAGATCAGACAAGTTGTGTGATTATATTTTTAGGAATGGAAAGCTGTGCTATAAAATGGGCTAAGTATGGACACTACTATAGTCGTTTAAGGCTTTATAAACTTCCTAAAAACTCTAAAGAAGACATAGAGGAGTTTTGTAAGCTATCAGATGTAAAAATAGAAGATGATTTAATAGTACATTTTCACAGAAAATATGGGAACTTAAGGCTTATAAAAAGAAAAATTGAAGCTATAGAAGAGATTTGTTTATTAAAAGATATAGAAAGCTTAGATCTTAAAACTTATCAAGAGTTAGAAGTTCTTTAAAGGAGAAAAAATGAGCAGAGCAGAAGCAAAAATAAGCTATAGCAGTTTATCTGCGAAAGCGAAACTTGAAAAAGTTGAGAAAATGAGTAAATGTGATATTAAAAAAAGAGTTGAGATTGAAAATATGAAGCAAAAAGTAAGGTATAAACATACAAAAAGAACATCTAGACAAACATATGCTAAAAAGATGAGCATAAAACAAAGAGTTTGGAACTATATGAGACGAAATAGAATGTTTAGAGTAAAAGATATAGTAGCTATTATGGAGTTAAAAGAGTCCACAATAAGATATATCATTTGTAATTTAGAAGCTGCAGGTTATGTAATAAGAAAAACTCCAAATACAAATAAAAAGGTCTTTTTTATGAATGCAACTTTTGTATTTACTGCAAAAGAGCATATCTTAATAGCTCCTATTATAACATCAAAGGAGGTTTACTGCACAACAACAAACATAAAAACATATATAGGTGCTAGAAAGATATTGCGAAAAGTTTTAAAGCTTGGAGCAAGTCAAGGTGAAGTAGCAAAAGTGCTAAATGTTGATAAATCTACAATTAGTCTGCTTTGTAATAATAAATATCCAAATCCATCTTTACTATATGAAAAGATAAGAAGTGCTTATAGACAAAATCTTAATCTTGGTATTGCTTGTTAGCAAAAAAAGATGGAATAAAATAAAAATAAGGAAAGTATATGACAACAAATAAAGAGATGTGGTTAAACAAACAAGGGCAATACATACATAAAGATTTAGTAAGTGTAGATAAACAAATAGAAGATGAAGTAGTTAATAAATTAGTATTAAATGCTTTAAATCTACAAGAGGTGATGCTAGATTTTAAAATAAGAGCTTTTGAAGAGTGTTATAGCTTTGTAGATTTACTTAGACAAAAATATAACTTAGAGAGAATTAAAAGTAAAAGTGGAGCAGTTAGCTTAAAAAGTTATGATGGAACAAAAGTTGTAGAGATACAAGTTGCTAAACTTATATCTTTTGACCAAAAACTAGTTTTAGCAAAAGAGAAGATAGATGAGTATTTAATGCTTAAAACATCAGGGGCAGATGCTGAGATACAAACACTTATAACACGAGCTTTTGATGTAAAAAATGGGAAAGTAGATGCAAAACAGATATTAAGCTTAAAATCATACCCTATTGAGCATACTTTATGGAAAGAGGCAATGGCTATCCTTGATGATGCAATAGAGATAGTTGGTACAAAAAGCTATATTAGATTTAAACATAGAGAAAATGGGCAAATAGATGGAGCTTTAGAGAATATTGTTTTAGATATTGCAGGGCTTGAAATACCTAGTAAAGGAGTTAATGATGATGAGAGCAAGTAAAAATGCAATAGATTTAATAATACTATGTGAAGGTTTTGAAAGTAGGCCATATTTGTGTAAAGCTGGGATCCCAACAATAGGATATGGGAATACTTTTTATAAAGATGGAACAAAAGTAAGCTTAAAAGATAAGCCTATAGATAAAAAAGAAGCTATAGAGCTTTTAGAGTATATTGTTAAATTTAAATTTGAAAAACTTGTAAATAGTTGTGTAAAAGTTCCTTTAAGACAAAATCAATTTGATAGCTTAATATCATTTGCTTACAATGTAGGTGATGGGAATTTTAAAAGTTCTACACTACTTAAAAAAGTAAATGCTAAAGACTTTACGGGTGCAAGTGAAGAATTTCCTAAATGGATAAGAGCTAAAGGAAAAGTTTTAAGTGGTTTGGTAACTAGAAGAGAACGGGAGCGGAAGCTATTTTTACAAAGCTAGAAGCTTTATTTGATAGCAAACACAAGGATAAGTATGCAAATATTAAGTGTATATACGAATAATAGTAAACTTGACCTTGCTTATAAAAAAATGCAAGAGCATATAAATATGTATGAAAATCTAGAAGAGTTTATAGCTTATTTTAATAATCTTACAAAAGAAGTAAATAAAGATGAGCTTTTATCTTGGCTTATTAAGGTTTTGTTTTGGGAGTTTAGATACGGGAGAGATAATCTTTTAAATGAGTTAGTAAATACTCAAACTAAGCAGAATAAAAGTGACTGGGATATATTACTTGATAATGTAAGTTCTAAGGATAGAGATAGTTTAGAATCTTGGCTTAGCTTACAACTAGAAAGGCTAGAAAAAAATTAAATGTCTAAGAAATTGGTAAGTATTTATAAAGTGGTAATCGAGAACCAGAGAAAGCGAAACACGAAGTGTTGAGAAAGGTTTGAGAAAAAGTAGGAGTTGTAAGCAATGATTTTTAAAAGCAATAATCTTACAATTTGCAAGTTTATTGCAGTATTTATTACGATGTGTTATAATATTAAGAAGTAAGGATAAAAGGAGATATTTTGGCAAGGGTTACAAACTATGATTTGTTTGAAGAACTATTTAGCTTTATTAAAAAAAATGATACTTCAATAAGTGATGTAGTAAAAGAGTATGGTGGAGCTAACTTATATATCCCATCATACAAAGCTACTTTTAGAAATAGTGATATTTGTAAAGAGTATATAAAAAGACAAAACGAAAAAGCTATTTCTAAACAACTAGCAAAAAAGTATGACTTAAGTGAAGTTCAAATACTGCAAATTACAAAAGAAGTAAGAGCTAAAGTACTACTTTAAGGCATTCTTTATAAAATCTACAGCTATATTTAATATCTCATCTTTTACATCTTTATAAATAACACCTTTTTTGTCTATAGGTAAAAAAGGTCTTGCAGGGATTTTGATATTTTTATTCTTTCCTATATTAGAAGCTCCAAACTGATGAATGCAAGCATAAGGGAAACCTTTATTATTTGTTATGCTTAATTCAACTATAGCACTATTATTTGTTGATCTAAATGTTAAAGCATTTTGCATAGAGCCACTATTATAAAGTATTTTAGATGTTGCTTTAGCTTTTAGTGTTGAACTTGATAGCTCTTGCCAAGGAGTACCATTTGGGGCTTGTTCGTAGTCAAAACTATCTTTAGCTATATTATATAAATAATTTGCAATTTCTTGCATAAGTGGAGCTGTATTTATAATACTATTTATAGCTTTTAGTTTTTGCTCACACCTATCTAAATCACTTAAGTTTAATATTACTTGCATTTTTTTAATCCTTTATGTTATAATTTGTATATAAATAAAGAGTGAGTTAAATATTGGTTGCTTGCACAACATCAAGGCCCATGATGTTTGAAGTTTAACACTAATTGGGCTACTCTTTTTTATATATAAGTTTCATTTTTCTTCTTTTTTCTAGCTCTCTTGTAACATGAAAAATAGTGGCACCTTGTGTTTTATCTTTGAAATATCTAAATACGACTAATATAGCCTCTTTTCTTCCATTAAAATTAAAGTACCTAAACATATTTTTTTTAGTTCCATAATCATCAGTTTCTAAGTATATCTCATCAGGATTTGTGATAGTTTGTACAAACTCATCTAATAAAAGATGCCTCTCTTCTTTACTTATTTTAAGCTTCTTTGTTCTTTTATCTAAAAATAAGTTATCATCTATAATCATTGGGTCATTTACTTTGTCAATAAATAAATCGCCTTTTTTTACTCCAAGTTTTGAGTAGAAAGCTTGAAGTAATGCAGTATCAGAAAGATTTATATAGTTTTTATTTTTGCTTACATTTCTAAGATTATTTATATTTGATAAATCTAGTTTTGAAAGTTGGGCTACTTGTTTGGAAATACTAACATTATAATCCCAATATTTTGAAGCTATGCTATCTATCTGATTATCAAATTTGTCATCAAATGGAGTTATTCCTCTGTTTTCTAGATCTCTTTTACTATGTGCTGTAACTGTGCATTTACAATTGTAATCATTTGGTGGGTAGTTTTTTTGCCAAAAAGGATGATCTCTATGAAGTACTAAGCCGTGTTTTTTTCTGTGACTTTCTCTAGTATTTTCTAACAAAGCACTTCTATACATAAAATAAACACTTAATGGTAAGCTCATCATCTGTTCATATCTATATTTTTGATAAGCTACTCTCATATTTGTATCATATATGGTTTTTAGTCTTCTTGAACCTATAACTACTTGTTTAATCTCCCCTGTTTTAGGATTTATAATATCTTGTGTACCCCACCAACCTTTTTTTTGTAAAGTTGGTATAATGTCTTTTTTCCAAGCTTGGAAGTTTTTACTATCTTTTAATGCATCTATTAAAGAGCTATGTATATCATTTAACAAATCCATTCTTGTAACTTTTGCTACACTAAAAGCTTTATGGTGAGCTTGTTTTAATAACTCATCATAATTATATGTTAAAGTTAAGCTTTTATTTTGTAAGTAATCTATTATCTCTTGTGGAGTTTGTTTAAAATCTAATCTAACCATTTGGATTCTCATCTTCAACTTTAGCAATAGCTAAAATACTAGAGTTTGCTAAGTATTGGTATAAACTTTGTTCTAAATCTTTTGTATCAAAAGTAGGATAAGCTTTAAAAAGATTATCTAACATCTGTTCATAAGAGTTACTTTGTTCTACTATTTTTGTAATTTGCTTATAAAATGTAAGAGCTAAAGGGGTAAAATCTATACTATTTAAGTTTACTTCTAGTTCATCTTGTGCAATATTACTTAAAATAATTGGCTTATTGTTGGGTTTATTATTTAATATTAGATTGCTATTAAGATGTTCAAACTCATTAACTTCTACATTATAAGTAGCTTGTATATACTCTTTTGTAGGTTTAAAACCCATATCAAATATAGTTTTATCACGAATAGCTAAATCATTATTTGGATCATCTTTATCTTTTAGTTTACCTTTTATTTGGATATTTATATTATTTACTTGTTGAAAGCTCCATATAAGCTCTCTTATTATTTGATTTACAATATTCTCATCTGCTTGAGCTAAATCTTCTCTTACATCATTATGTACATTTGCAGCTGCTAATGAACCACTTTGTACATTTGCTGTTAAGTTCCCACCTAAAATAACCTCTCTTATTTGATTATCTATATACTCAATTAGCTCTTTAAAGTTCCCACCATTTTGTGCTGTTTGGATTTGTATATTATCTTCATCATCTATTATAGCTCCATCTCCCCCTAACATATTATAAATTTCACTAGCTAAAACATTTTTATCACCCCCAGTTTTTGCTATAATCCAAGGTGTGCCAAATCTCTCTAAAAGCTCTACCCAAAACTCTAAAGATGCATTTTTAAACTCAACTAGCCAAAAAAGAGTATTTATTAAAGGCTGTCCATAAGGTTTGTTTGGTTTTGCTTTATATGTTGCAGCTATTACTTTGTGTAAAGAAACACTTTGATTAAGTCCAAAATTATTGAACTTTAGTGTATTATTTTCTAAAGAAAAGTTTTTATAATCTCTTTCAACTAACATTGGAGCAAATATACCTTTTTGTAGCTCCCAGTTTATCTCATATACTCCAAAACCATAATAAGGGATATCTAAAATAGAGTCTATAGTATTAAATGTAAAGGCATCTTCTAAAATCTCTTTTATATTCTCATCTTCACAAGTAATTAAAATCTCTTTTTTTAGTGTACTTGCTTTTCTATTTGCTATTGCAGCAATTACTGTACTATCTCGCATAATTTTATTAATAGCTTCATCATCTATCCAAGAGTTATTAACTGGTAGATCAAAAAGTGTTTTAAAGCTATCTTTTGTTTGTATAATATTTCTTATATTTATCTCTTGTTTTGTAGTATTATTGTCAATATTACTATTTATAAATAAGTTTTTAATTTGTTTAAACATATCTTCTCCTTTTTATACTATTTATTTTGTATCTAGTTCTTATTGAACTATTTCTTGTGCTATGCACTCTTTGTGAGAAATCTTTTTTTACTCTTCTTAATCTAGATAAAGTATATACTTGCTCCAAAGCATCGTGTAAGTCATCATAAGAAGCTTGTGGGAAATCATCCATTTGTTCAAATAGCTCTTTGTGATCACCAACAAAAACAATATCTTCATCATCAATAGCAAACTCTAGCTGAGAAAGTCTCTCTTCTTTATTTAAAGTATGATGAGTAAATCTCATAATAGGTACTTTGATATTTTCTTTAAAACAAGTATCTTTTATCCAATCTCTAAGAAGATAAAAACCTCCGTTTTTATCTCCACCTAGCATATCTATTTTTACTCTTTTTAACTCTTTTAAGACTTCATCAACAATAGCTTTACCTTTTATTCTTACTTGTTTTGAATAAAAAATATATAGTTTTTGAGTACTTAAGTTTATACCACCCATAACTATTGCACAAAAATCACCTTTATTGCTATCACCTTTTGCATCAACTACCATATATGTATAATCAAGCTTTGGCATTTGTGTAAGGCTTATATTTATAAACTTACTTGTATCAAATATTTGGTTTTGGCTTCTTGGATTGTTTTGTTGCTCTTTAGCAAAAGCTTTATAATTACTTGCTCTTTTTTGCATAAGATACTCTAAACTTACAGCTTCCCAAAGTAAAACAGCTCCATCATCCATAAGATTTTTATTTTCTAAATAGTAGTTATGTGCTTTAGAAACTCCATCATATTTGAATATTTTTGAGTACATATCCCAAAGCTCTATGTATTTTGGGTATTGAAGTAATGCTTTAAGTTTAATTGGATGCCAAAAAGCTAGTTTTAACTTTCTAGCTAATATGCTATCTTGGTGTAAAATAGTTCCTATATATAAAATATCCATAGAACCATCAACACTTCCTAAATTATCTATTGCTTCATCCAGCCACTCTTCTAATTTATCTCTTTGAAGTCTACTTTTTACATTTATATCATTTTCTAAATCATCAATGATTGCTAAATCAGGTCTAAAAGTTCCGTGCTTAATACCTCTTACTCTTTTAGAGCTTCCATAAGCTTTGACTTTTATATTGTTTTTTGTTACTATTTCTGCTATTTTCCAAACCTTACCAATATTACTTGCGTGTGGAAAATCTTGTTTTAGTCTTTCGTTCTCTTCTAATTCAGCTTTGATAGCTTCTACTAAAGTGGAAGCTAATTCAATAGCATCAGAAAAAAGAGTTATAAAATGTTTATAATCATTTACAATACACCAAATAGGAAAAACTACACTTACATCTGTACTTTTTCCAAAGCCTCTTGGTGCTGCAATAGCAAACTTTAAGCCCATAGGTTTATATTTATCTATAATCTTATAATAGATTGTCTCTAGCTTGGCTTGAAGTTTTGATTTACCATCTAAAGTAAAATAGTGTGGAAAATATGTTTTTCTAAAGAAGTGAAAATCTTTTTTTTGTTGCTCAATTCTTTCATCTTTTTTTAAAGGGTCTAATAGTGAAATACCTTTTATTGTCTCTTTTAACTCTAAAGAAAAATCATTTATCCAAGTTCTAAACTCTTTTTTAGTTAGTTTTGTAGCATCTTTTTTGCTTACTCCATCATCTAAGGCATTTGTATAAGTACTATTTAAATACTCTAATAACTCAGATTTATCAAATAGTGACATTTGCTAGCTCTTCTTGAATATTATGTATAGTATCTATAACTTTTTGTAAGCTTTTGACATCTAACTCATTCTTTAAAGCACTTAATATCTTTTCAATAGTTAGTTTGATAATTCCTAATTTATAAGCTTCAGGGTCTTCTTGTCTTGCTACTTTACCCATTTTAGAAAAGCTATCTCCTAAGCTTACTATCATTTGTGCTTTAGCTTCAACACTCATTTTTTCATTTTCTCTAATCTCTTTTAAGCTTTCATACATATAAGATATAAACATAGAGTACATATTCTCTTTTGTTTCGTTTGTAGTTTTTATATTTTTTAAAGCTCGTAAACTTAGCCAATCAAAGCCTAAAGATTTATCTTTACTTTGATAGTTTTGAATAGTTTTATCACTTACTTCTAAAGTTTTTGCTATTTGTGTATAGCTTTTATTTGCATCTACAAACAAACTTCTTGCTAATATTCTATTTCTATTAGCATTATTTAAATTATTCATCTAAAGCCTTTAAGATTAACTCTTTTTTTATTGTTATGGGTAAATGCAAAACTATTAGATATATGCTCTATTTTATCTTGCTCTATACTTATAGGAAGTTTTCCTATGCTCATTTTTAACAAGTAGCTTTCATTATCTTTTTTTAGCTCTTTATCAGTATTGCTTAAAAGATTGTTTTTTCTTCTTAATTCATAAATTGTAAAATCTACAATGATTTTCTTTAAAAGTGGAGTTGGGTTATTTGGTATTGCTATAAAAGAGCTACAAAAAGATATAGAGTCATTTAATGCATCATCTATTACATCTTGATTTAAAAATCCTGTTGCATTTAAATCAGATAGTTGCAGTAATTCTTGCTCGCTTATCTCTTTTAATAAATCTTTATTTGTGATCACTATTTAAAAATCCTTTTTTCTCAAGCTAAAGCTTTTGCTTATTTTAAGGTGTTGAATAGGTGTTTAATAGCCACGAACTATTTTTGTTAGATATATTAATCGTTTTTAATAAAAAAGCCCGTATCTTTAAAATATGAGCTTTTTTTATTTTTTATCTCTAATTTGAAAAGTTTAGGTTTATCAAAGCACCTGGTCTTGTACAATATGGTATTGCTTTCATCTCTGTATCAATAGCCCAACCAGCTCCTCTTTGTAGCTCTTGTGGAGTTGCAGCAAAAAACATTCTTGGAGCAACTTTTAAAGCTTCTGTATGATCAGCTCTTCCATATATAATCTCATATACTTTTTGTGAAGAAGGTATAACAATAGCTTTATTCTCTTCTAAAAACTTCTGTTTAGTTCCATTTTCATCTATATAAGATGCTCTATAAGGAATAAATCTCTTGCCATAAAATGATAAAACTCTAGTTCCATCTTCATCTATATAAAAAGCTGTTTTATCTTCAAATGATTTTGAGCTTTTAGCTTGTTGTACAAGCTTAGAAAAAAACGAACTTGAACATAAGATATCATAAGGCACTTCAGCACCTAATTCATCAACTAAAGCTTCATCTATTTCATTTAAAGCTATATCAATACTTTTGTTTTTAAACTCAATAGCATTTGCTGTACTTTTAAACTCAAAAAGTACTCTTCCTTGTCCATCTACGACTTTACCAAATAAAGCACCTACACACATAAACTCTAAAGTTGTCATATAATCATCTTTATGCTCTTTTAAAATAGTAGCTATTTTTTTAGATATAGCTTCAGCCTTTACTTCACCATCTAAGCTTTCAAACTCATTTATTTCGTGTGGAGTAATAAGTGCTTGTAAACCAAATCTTGGTAAATCAATAGTTATCTCATAAACATTTTTTAAATCTTGAACCATCCTAGAGGCTCCAGGTAGGATAGTTTTAAGTACAATACCTGCACCTTTTTGTATCTTTAGTTTTGCTGTATTGCCCATTACTGGTTTTGTATTCTCTTTAAAATACCTATCAAATATCTTAGAGTTTACTACTTTTGTATATTCAATTGCACTTAGTATAGTTTTTAAACTCCACAATTTCATTACATCATTAAATTTCATATTTATCTCCTATATTAATATAATTTTGTTTGTAAATAGATGTCCTTTATGTGATACATCTAAGCCTACTAAATATTTTTGCCTTACAACACCTATTAGTAAAACTTCAGCTTGAGAGCTTTTATTTAAAGCTTCACATAAAATAGCATTTGCTTTATCAGTTGCTTTTGCTATTTCAAAACTTAAGCCATTATCATTAGTTACTAGTACAGATCCAGGCTCTAAAGTTTCTGTATTCTTAGCTAGATTAACTAAAGCATTTGTAGTTAAAACCTTTTTCACTATTACATCACTTTGTTTTTTTAATGTAATATCTTTTACATTTTCACCTACAAAATTATCCATTTGATACTCCTATTAATTTAAGTACATCTAAATTATTATTCTGCTTATTGCTATTTGTATATATATTGTTATTTGGTATAGTAATAGCTTTTAAGCTTGATAAAAAGTTTTTAAGCTCTTTTGGGTTTGTTTTTCCTAAGGCTATTAAGGACTCTTTTTGATTTATACTTATTTTATTTAAAGCAATAGCACTATTTATCTCATCTTCAACACTTTGATTTTTTAGTTCTTGTAGCTCTTCATCCTTAGCTTTTAACTGCTGTTGCAAAGTTTTAACTAAAGTTTCTAATTCATCTACTCTTGTTTGCTCTTCTTGTGTCATTTGTTTATCCTTATTGTAAATTTGTCTGTTGTTTGCTTTAATCTCTCCTAGCTCTTCCATAAAAGGGCGATTAGTTAAAGCTGCACTATGTAAAGTCCAACCTATATTCTCTCCACTTACGCTTTGTGTTGTATTAGGGGCAAATACAGGACTTATATATTTGTATTTTTTGGTTTTTATCAACTCTAAACCATTTTGCAACCACTCAATTTTTGCCCATAATTCATCTCCTTGTAAAAATAATTCTTTTATCCAACCATAAGCTTCACCTGTTCCTTTAAAAATTGTTTCGTGGTCTAAATCTATAACCCCATCAACTTTTGAAGCTTCAAAGTTTGTTTTTATCTGTTTTAAATCCTCAAAGCTTAATGTAAATGAGCCATTAGTATGTCCTAGCCATTTGCCTACAATAGCAATTTTAATAAGATTATTTCTATTTATAGGTATATTACAAACTATATAATCATTCATCATATAATCCTTTATATGGTTCATTTGTATCTATATTAAACTCTAGCTCTTTTTTAAAAATGGTAAGATAAGCATTTGAAGTTTTGTGATCTAATATTTTAGAAGAAGCTTTTAAAATAACTCTTTTTGAATTTAAAATAGTGTTAAAATATAGCAGTTTATTTATACTATTTATTAATGTATAAATGTCATATCTTTTAATATCTCTTACTTTTTCATTTTTAGAGAATGTAGCAATAACTAAATATAGACAAAATTGCATAGAGGTACTAAAATCATTGATAGGTTTTTCACCTATAAAATCTACATATATTATAGGCATTTTATTTGTTGCTACTTGAATATTATTAAAATCGCTTAACTCACCAAAATATGTCTGTACATTTGGTGTAATATCTAAAAGCAGTTTTTTTAGCTCTTCTTCATACTCTTTCAAATTCTTCCTCTCTTCTCAAGCTAAAGCTTATCGCTTATTTTGTGCTTAGCACTTTTAAAATGAAACTATATAAAAATAAATAGAGTATTTTAAAGTTGTATTTTTTAATAAGAAGCTTTATTTAAGGGCTTTAAAAAGCTTTATTGATTTATTTTTAGACCCTTAAGAGTATAAAATTCGAATATAGTTGATATAAAAAAGGAATATAAATGATAAACATTTTAAAAACATTAAACTATAAGAATATATCTTTTTTAATTTTAATTTTAGTAGTAATTTCATTATTAATAAAACAAGATAGTTTAAAAAATGAGATAATAGCTTTACAAAAAGAGCTTATATCTACACAAAGCCAATTAATAAAGTGTAATAGTGCTATACAAAACCAAAATAAGCAAATAGAAGAGCTTAGAGTTGAAGTTAAAGCAAAAGAGAATAAACAAATAGAAAAAGTAAGAAATATCTATATAAAAGATCAAAGCTGTACAGCTGAGCTAAAAGCTTATAAAGAGCTATTTAATTTAAGTGGAGTGCAATATGATTAAAAGATTTTACATAATATTACTTATTTTTATAACTTTGTTTTTTTCTGCTTGTGCAAATAAACCAACACAAACAGAATATATTTATAAAGATGTAAATATTCCTATTAGATGTAATGCAAAAATGCCAAGCAAACCAATAACAAATGGAAGTTTTGGGGTACATAAAGAGCTTATGATTTACTATATTAAAGTTGAAAGTTTATTAAAAGAATGCTTAGGAATAAAAGATGAAAAATAGAACTTTAAAATTTAACAATAGCTTTCGTAAAAGTGCTAAAAATAAGCAAGGAAAAAACCATTTAGCAGATGAATTTTTATATATTTGTATTTTAATTATAGCTAGTTTTTGTGTTTATGATATATTTTTAAAAGGTTTTTTATGAGATTTGATGATTTTTTATTTATGCTTTATTTAGCTGTAATTTCTTTTATAGCAGGAGTTATTGGACTTATAAATAGAGCAGAACATACAAATAAAGAGACAAAAAAGCAAAAAATTATATTTTTATGTTTTGGTGGGGTATCTAGTATATTTATAGGCTTTGTAACATTTGAGATAAGTTTTTATTTTTTAGCAAATCAAAGGCTTTGTGTTGCAATTACAGCTTTAGCTTCTTGGATGGGAACAAGATTGCTTTTACAAGTACAGAATAGAGCATTAGATTTTATAGATAATTTTAAAAAGGATGTTTAAAATGCTAAGTATTTATATGTTGATAAGCGAAACTTGTAAAGTTGAGAAGAGAGACTAAAAAGAGAGTGTTAAGATGATAGAAGTAGGTATTATATCACAAGTAAAGGGTAAAAAAGTGCGAGTAGCAATAGGTTCTATGGTTACTGATTTTTTAGATGTTATACAACTAGCTAACTCTTTTTGTACTCATTTTAAGCCCTTAAAAGTTGGTGAGCAAGTATTAGTTTTACCAATAAGAGATGAGCTAAACTCTGGAATTGTTTTAAGAAGTATTGCATACTCAAAATACGATTTTACAAGTACAAAAGATGATGAAGAAGTAGCTATATTTTCTGATGGTGCAATTTTTTCATACAATACAAGCACAAGCACTCTAAATATCCTTAATGTAAAAGATATAAATTTAAATTTAAAAGGCAATATCAATTTAAATGTAACAAGTATAAATCTAAATGCACCTTTAATTAATTTAAATGGAGCTGTTAATATAAGTGGAAGTATTACAAATGATGGAGTTGATATAAGTAAAAATCATAAACATACTCAAACAAATGGAAATCATTATGGTGGTGGTGCAATGACATCTGCACCAAATAAGGGCTAATATGATGTATTTAGTAAGTATTGAAGAAAGCATTAAAGATATCTTATTAACTCCAATTGGTTCAAGGGTTATGCTTTTAGATTATGGAAGTAAAATCTTTGAGCTAGTAGACAAAAAAGTTGATGATGAATTCAGAGCCAGTTTTACTTTATATGTAATACAAGCAGTTTCTAAATGGGAAAAAAGAGTAAGCTTGGATGAAGTAAGATTAATTAGTAGAGAAAATAGCAAACTTAGATTTAAAATCATATTCACAAATTACCAAGATATGGATATAGAACTATGAACTTCTTAAAAGAAATACCTAGTCCCGAGCTTTTAGAAAACTTGGATTTCCAAAAGCTCTTAAAAGAGTTAGAAAATACATTTAAGCAGTGTTTAAACAAAGAAGAATTAGAGCTTTTAGAAAGTGATAACTATAAGGCACTTTTAGAAGTTTTAGCATATAGAGAGCTAATACTTAGAGCTAGGATAAATGAAGCAATTAAATCTATGCTTTTGCCATATGCAAGCTCTAATGATTTGGATAATGTTGTAGCTTTATATGGGATACAAAGATTAAAAGGCTCGTATCCTATTGCAAAAGTAGAATTTGGTTTAAGTGAAGCTAAAAGTACAGATACTTTTATAGTCAAAGGTTTAATTTTAAAAGATGATAACGAAGCAGTTGCCATTTTAAAAGATGATGTGATTATAGAAAAAGGAAGTTTAACAGCTATTGGGACTATACAACTACAAGAGTATGTAAAAACTAGTAAAGCAGTTTGTGAGTTTATTCAAACTCCCTTACCTTTTATGATAAAAGCAAAACAGCTTACAAGCTTTAGTAATGGAGCAAGTATTGAAAGCGATGATAGATTAAGAAATAGAGCTGTTTTAAGCTTACAAAGATTTTCAACTGCAGGAAGTCTTAAATCTTATATCTATCATAGTTTAAGTGCAAGTTCAAAAGTTCAAGAAGTACAGGTAATAAATGGTGGAGCAGGAGTTGTAAAAGTATATATAAAAACACCTGCTTTGGACGATGAGACTTTAAAGGATGTACAAGATTATTTAAGTACTGATAAGGTTCGACCACTTACAGATAAGGTAGAAGTTTATTATGCAAAAAAAATAGATGTAGAAGTTATCGCAACTTTAGAGCTTGAAGATATGCATAGAAGTAATGAAGTAAATACAAATATCTTAAACAGTGCAAAAGAGCTAAGTTTAGGAGTTGATTTAAATCTAAGCTATATTTATAAGGTTTTACATCAAAACGGAGTTTATAGAGTAAAGCTAGAAAATCCTTTAGCTGATATTATAGTTAGTCCTAGAGAGTTTGTAAGTATCAAATACACTCTAAATTATATAAAGGCAGTATTATGAGTATAAGAAATAGTTTATTACCAAATCATAAATCAAGCTTTGATAAAAAACTAGATTTGTTTTTTGAAAATAGATTAAACAATCATAATCTAAATTTGATAAATACTTTGCCTTTGTACTGCCATAAAAAACTACTTGTTATTTTAGCAAATAGTTTTGATATTAATATAGATGGTTTGGATGAAAAAGAAGCAAGAGAGCTAATACACTTTAATCTACATTTATATAAAGGCACAGCTTATAGTCTAAATAGAGCTTTAAATATACTTTTCCATCAAGATATCAAAGCAAAAGAGTGGTTTACTTACTCTGGAGAGCCTTACTATTTTAAAGTACAAGTAAAAGTAGACACAAAAGCAATAACAAAAGAGTTTTACGAAAAGTTAGAAAAAGCAATAGATGAGTATAAAAATGTAAGAAGTATATTAGAAAAAATTGTAATAAGTACAAAAGTTAAACTAGGCAAAAAATATGCTCTTGCAACTTTAAGCGGTGAAGCAATAAAAGTTGAACCACTTTTAAAAGTAGAGCTAAAAACTAAGGCAATAAAAAACTACTCTTTAGCTTATAGTTTAGAAGAAAGAATAAATATAAATCTAACAATAGGAGAAAATATTAATGAGTAATCAAGAGTTTTATACACTATTAACTAATAGTGGTATACAAGCACTGATAATTGCAAAAGCAGAAAATAAGGATATAAAACTATCAAAGATGGCTGTAAGTGATAATGAAAACTTACCAAGCCAAGATATGACAATCTTAGAAGATGAAAAGTATAGGTTTGATATAAACTCGATTTTTGTTGATGAAGTAAATCCACATCATTTAATACTTGAAGCTGTAATTCCTGCTAGTGTTGGTGGGTTTTATGTTTGTTCTATTGGAATTTATACAGATGATGGTGTACTTTTTGCAGTAGGAAAGTTGCCAAAAACATATAAACCACTGCTTGAGCAAGGAGCCTCTAAAGATCTAACTATAAAAGTTGTTTTGGAAATTTCAAATAGTGCAAATGTAACTTTAAAAGTAGATGATGGAGTTGTACTTGCAACAAAAGAGTTTTTAAAAACTGAACTTAAAAAGTATGCTTTTATAAACGGAGATGAGACAAAAGAGTTTAAAGTAGCCCCTGCACAAAATGAAAATGAAGCAGTAAATAAAAAGCAATTAGATTTAGCAATAAATAGTATGCAAGAGATTTTAGATGATACAGTTATAAATGTTATACAAACTTGCACAAATACAGTAAATAAATCTGCAAGTGGTTGGTTTAAAGATAGCTCTACTGGGATTATTTTTCAGTGGGGATATTATAATATGAATGCTTATTCTCAAACTTTTAATTTTCCTATAGCTTTCCCAAATGCTGCTTTAAATATAACATTTGGATTTAATGATAGACACGGAACTCCAAGGGGTGGAATAACTTCAAAAACTCATTTTAGTATGTATCCAGCTAATCATCCCCAATGTGCTTTTTATTATTTAGCAATTGGATATTAGGAGAAAAAATGAAATATTATGCACATATAAATAATAACGGAGAAATACAAGGCTGGTATAACGAAGAAATTCATAATAATATACCTAATCCAAATATAGAAGTAAGTTATGAAATTTGGCAAGAAGCTATAAGTATTAATGCAAACTTTTATAATAAAAAAACTAATAAGTTTGAGAATAAGGATTTTAGAAGTAAAGAGCAAATAGAAGAAGATAAAAAGCAAGAAAAAAAGTATCAAAGAGAAGAGTTTTTAAAACAAAGCGACATTTTAGTAGCAAGGCATAAGGAACAAATAGAAATAGAAGCAAATACAACTTTAAGTAAAGAAGAATATAAAACACTTTTAGAATATAGACAATATTTAAGAGATATTACTTTAGATAAAAGTTTCCCTAATATAGATATAAAAACTTTGCAAGAGTTTATGCTGTAATAAGAAATCAAATAAAAGGAGAATAAAAAAATGGCAAGCAATTATGGAGTAAATGTAACAATAAATGCAGAAGCTTCAAGACCTATAAGAGTGGAAAGTACTACACCTATAGGCATTGTAGGATATGAAGAAGTATTACAAAATGGTTTGTACTTTTTTGCTAGTACATCAAAAGCTTTGGATGAGCTAGAGACTAGATATCAAGCTTTGGAAGAGGAAGCTAAGAAAGAAAAAGAGAGTGAGAAAAACAAAGAAGACAAAGACAAAAAAGAGAAAGAACAAAAAGAAACTAAGAAATTGTATAAAAAAGGATCTATTTATAAAAGCTTAAAAGCTATAGAAGATCAAGCTGTCCAAACACCTATAATCTTAAGTATTTTTACTTTAGCAAATGAAAATTTGGAAGAGGCTAATAATATAAGTGCTTGTAAAAAAGCAGTAGAAGAGTTTAAAAAAGCAAAAAGCAGATTTTCATATAGACCAAACTTACTAATAGCTCCTTATTTTTCACATATAGATGTAATAAGAGGTGCATTAGAGACTATGGCAGAAAAACTTAAAGCAACAGCTATTATTGATTTAAAAGCAACTAGCTCAGAAGAAGCAATAAATTTAATGCAAACTATAGGAAGTAAAAGATTAATAGCCACTTATCCAGATGTAAAGGTTTGGGATGATGAAGTAAATAACTATACATACCAAGGACAAAGTCCAAGAGTTGCAGGAATGATTGCCCATAGCGATGCAGAAGATGAATTTGGGTACTCTAACTCTTATTCAAATAGGGTTATGATGGGTATTTTTGGCACAAAAGATGATATAGATTTTGAATTAGGCGAAAATTGTACAGCAGATATGTTGCGAACAAATCATATATCTACAATTATAAATGAACAAGGATATAGAGCTTGGGGCGGAGAAACAAGCCATATTGATACAATTTGGCAAGACTTGGCAAGAGTAAGGATATTTGATAGATTATCACAAGCTTGTCAAAAAGGTGTACTTTTTGCAATAGATAAAAAAGCAAATGAGCTATATCACGCTAAAAGAAGTATTGAAGAGTTGCTTAGATCTTTAGTTGGTGCAAAAGTTTTATTAGGATTTGAGCTTAGCTGGAGTTCAAAAAACAGTCTAACAAATATAACTGCAGGAAAATTTTATATAGATGTAAGAATGCAAAATAACCCTATAGTTAAACTATTAACTTTAGATTTTATATATGTTGATAGCTATGGCGATATTTTATTGCAAGATTTAAATAAGTAAAGAGACTTCTGTCGCTCTTTAGGATTTTGCTACTTTTAAGGATTTTTCACAAATACTGCTAAAAAGTAGTAATAAAAGATAGGTTCCCTTTTTAAATGGGGGAACATTTAAAAAGGATAAAAAATGAAAAGACAAATACCACAAAGTATACAAGAGTGCAATGTTTTTATAAATGGTAAAGGCTATTTAGGTGTTACAAAATCTTTAAAGCTTCCAAGCTTAGAGTTTGAAACTATAGAAAGCAAAGGAGCAATGAGTACTGAATATAGTATGGGTGTTTTAAAACCCACAAATATTGAGTTTAAAATAAGCTCTTTAGATAGAAATATATTCACATCTATGGCATTAAATCAATACTCTTTGAGAGTACCTTTTTTATTTAAAGCTTCAATATTTCAAAGTGGAAGTACTAAAAAACTACCAGTTAGTTTAGCAATTACTGGAGATATTCTAGCTTTAGAAATATCAGATTTTGAAAGTGCAAAAGAGATGGAAGTTACTATAAAAATGTCAGCACACTTTATAAATCTTACAATAGATGGCATACCAACAATATTAAAAGATGTAGAAAATATGATATGTCTTATTGGTGGGATTGATTATATGGCAAATGTAAGAGCAAATTTAGGTGAATAAGGAGTTAGAAAATGAAAAATAAGATTATACAAAAAGATGGAATAGATTATACATTAGTTACTTTAAGTAATGGTGAGAACTTAGAAATAAGACATCCAAAAGGAAAAGATCTTAAATTTGCAATGAGTTTTAAAGATGGCTCAGGAATGGGTGATATAGTATTTGCCCTAGCTTCTAATTTAACTTGTAAAAGTGTTGAAGAGTTAGAAGATATGAATATAAAAGATACTTCAAAAATAGTAAATGTGGTATCGGGTTTTTTAGGCTAAGGCACACTTACGATGGTGTTGCCTTAATAGGTCATACTTTGCACTTTACATATAGTGAAATTATGAATATGAGTGTATTTGAGTATAAAGAGTTTTTAAATATAAGTAAAGAGATATTCTCAAAGAAAGTGATTTAGCACAAGAAAAAAGCAAAATGGGGTTAATTAGTGGATTTAAAGATTATTGATTTAAAAAATATAAGTATTGATAATATAATCAATAAAACAAAAAGAGTTATAGGGTATGTGATAAGTAGTAAGACTAAAGCAATAAAAGTTTTATCAAGAAAATTTAAATTTGTACTAGACCAACAAAATATATATCCTATAGAAAAAGAGATACAAAAAGTTAATAATTTAAAAGATTTTCTTTCATATAATTCTATCTCTTTTTCTAGCTTTTTTACTTCTTCTTCTATCTCTTTGTCAAATTGGTCTAAGTATTCATTTTGTGCTGTAATTGTAATATCTATGTCTATATTGTCATATTTTATTGTTTTAGTCTCTTTCATAAATTATTATATATAAAAAAGGTTAAAAAATGAGTAATGAAGTTTTAGGAATAAGTATAGGTTTAGCTTTAAGGGGCTTTGAGCATATTGCTAAAATTAATAATAACTTTAAAAGCCTTAAAACAGCAGTTAAAAACTCTAGTTTAGAGCTTAAAAACTTTAGAAACGATTTAAGCTTAATTAAAGCTATAGAAAATACAAAAGTAAAGCTAAGTGTTCAACGAGAAAATCTAAAAGGTGAACTTCTATCTATATCAAATGCCCTAAAAGGTGGGGCGTTTATTTTGCCTGTTAAATTAGCTATGGATTTTGAAAGCTCTATGGCTGATGTTAAAAAAGTAGTTGACTTTAGTAATCAAAGTGAATTAAAAAGTTTTAGTGATGATATATTAAAACTTTCAAGGATTATCCCTTTAAGTGCAAATGAACTAGCAACAATAACTGCTAGTGGTGGACAGCTAGGTATTGCAAAAGATGAACTTTTAGAATTTACCCAAATTGTTGCAAAAATGGGTGTAGCTTTTGATATGTCTGCCGAAGCTAGTGGTGAAGCTATAGCAAACCTTAAAAATGTACTAGGTTTAAATATTAAGCAAGTAGAGAGTTTGGGGGATACAATAAACCACCTTTCAGATAATAGTGCAAGCAAAGCAGGAGCTATTGTGGAGACTATCTCAAGAGTTGGTGGAGTTGCAAAAATATTTAAATTAACTGCAGACCAAACAGCAGCACTTAGTTCAGCTTTTATAAGTTTAGGAAAACCACCACAAGTTGCAGGAACTGCAATTAATACCTTACTTAGTAAGATGTTAACAGCTCCACAACAAACAAAAGAGTTTCAAGAAGCTTTACAAAAATTAGGACTTGATAGCTCTTATTTAGCTTTAAGTATACAAAATAACCCACAAAAAGCCCTAGAGCAGTTTTTAGATGTTTTAGAAAATGTAAAAGATAGTGAAAAAATGGGAGTATTTACAAATTTGTTCGGCACAGGTTATGCTGATGATATGGCTTTGTTAGTTTCAAGTTTAGATGAATATAAAAAAGCTTTAGGTTTAATAAATGATAGTGCTAAACAAGGCTCTATGCAAAAAGAGTTCGAAAATAGAAGCTCTACAACAGCAAATAGCTTAATACTTCTAAAATCTGCTTTTTCTGAATTAAGTATAAACCTAGGAAGTACTTTTTTACCTGCAATATCAAATATAGTACAAGGTATATCTTTTTTAGTTACAAGCTTTACAAATTTAATAAATATAATACCAGGATTAAATAGTATTATATCTTATACTATAGCCTCTTTTTTACTCTTTAAACCTGCTTTTTTGATCTTTAAACTAGCAAAGAATTATATACTAGATACTATTGTAGGTTTTAAAAAATTTATATCTGTATTAAGAATAAAACTGGCTTTGTTTAAAGGCTTAAATATAATACAAGCACTTAACAATCGTCTTGTAGCAATAGCAATTGCATTAAAAAAAGGATATACCGCTGTTATTGGTGTTTTAAGTAAAGCATTTAACTTTTTAAAACTAAGTATATTTACAACAATAGGAGCTTTAAAGATTTTAAGATTTGCATTAATTAGCAGTGGTATTGGTGCAATTGTTGTAGCTTTAGGTATGGGTGCAAGCTATTTAATTCAAAAATGGGAAACTGTAAAAGAGTTCTTTTCTAATTTATTTACTCCAATTGTAAAAGCTTGGGATTATTTATTTGGCAATTGGTTTAAAGCTATTGGTGATAATTTATCTTGGTTATTTGATAGCTTTGGTAAAATAGCAAGTTTTATAGGAGATCTGTTCTCCTTTGGTGATAATAAAAGCTTCAAAGATATAAACTCTAATATAAATTATAGTAATTTGGATTTAATTCCTGTAAACTCATCTAAAGTACAAACACAAAGTTTAGCAAATACACCAATTAATATAACTTTTAGTGGGGATTTCTCACTATTTGCAAACTCTAATGGACAATTTGATTTAAAAAGTTTCCAAAATCAACTAACTAAAAGTGTAATACAAGCCTTAGCTAAAGAGCAGTTTAATAGGGCTAATACGAGCATTAGGGACTAAGGATGGTTTTAAATATAGGTGGGTTTGCTTTTAAAATGCTAGATAGTATAAGCCTAAGTAGTGATTTTTGTATATCTACAATAGAGCGAATACAAAATCATCAAGGCTTATTAGCTTTATGTAAACCAAAACAAACAATATCTTTAAGTGGTCAAACTCTACCTTTTAGGGGTGATAAACAAAAAGCTTTAAAAAAGTTATATTCTCTAGCAAATACTCAAAAATCATACCCTTTAGTAAATGGTAATGGTAAATATTTTGGCTTATTTGTTATATCTAAAATAGAAGAAAATCAAAGTATATTTACAAATACAGGCTCTTTTTTTACCCAAAACTTTACAATTGAACTTATATCCGCACAAGACGAAATTGACATAAAGGATTACACTTGAAAGTATATATAGTAAAAAATGAAAAACGATTAGATGAAATAGTATATAAACACTATAAAACTTTAGATATCTTTGAGATAGTATTAAGCTTTAACACTCATTTAAACTCTATTCTAAGCTTAGATGATAAAGTCTATTTACCCAAGATTAAAATAGAGCAAAATATAAAACAAGTATCCTTATGGTAGACATATGATAGAAAAGCCAAGTTTTAAATTAGAAGCAAACATGGAGCGAAGCGGTGGAATTCTGCCTAGTGCAGACTATAAAGATATTACAAGTAGAATAGCAAAAAATCTTATAGAGCTTTGTTTTTATGATAAAGAAGCATCAGAAAGCGATGAGATAAGTTTTACATTACTAGGACTTTATAAAAAACCAATATTTGGTGATAGTTTAAAACTATATTTAGGATATGCTAATAATTTATATTTATGTGGAAGCTTTGCTGTTAATTGTGTAGATATTGATTATAAAGAAAATACAACTAGCATAAGAGCAACTGCAATTAACTTTTCAAATACTAAAACTAAAGAGAATAAATCTCGTGTTTGGGAAAATACTACACTTTTTTTAATAGCAAAAAAGATAGCTAGTGAAAATAACTTAAAACTAAAAACAACTTCTTCTGATTTATCTATAGCTTCAGTTTTACAAGATAATATAAAAGATATTGAGTTTTTATATAATTTGTGCTTTGAGTATGGTTATTTAATGGCTGTTAAAAATGAGACTATTATAATATCTACAAAAGATAAACTAGGGGATATTACAAATAATAAAAAGCAAAGTAATAATTTACCAGGCTTTAAATTAAGTTTAAAAGAGCTAAATAGTTTAAATATTACATATGCAAATAGAAACTCTTATACTAAAGTAATACTTCAATGGCAAGAGCTTGAAAGTGGTACAACAAAAAGTATAAGTGTTGGAAAAGCAGATCAAAGCTATATTATGCATATAGCTCAACCAAAGACACAAGCCCAAGCTTTTAAAAAAGCCCAAGCAAAACTAAATGAATTGCAAAAAGGTGGAATAAATGGAAGATGTAGCTTAAAAGGAAAAAATATAATTGCAGGAGCTAAATTAAGATTTAAAGATATTCAAGACTTAGAAAATATAGAGTTTAGTATTAAAGAAGTAACTCATACATTAAATTCCAATAGTTATATTATAGATATTGTTTTTCAAGGGTAAAATTATAATCAATCATATATTGTTATTTCTATATCTTTCTATTATTCTTTAGAATTCTTGTATATCTTTATAAGTATTATACTATTTAAGATAATTTCTTCTTACATTTTAAATAAAGCTTTACATAATTTTAATAAAATATAATTTGCTTATGAAATGTTAGTATCTAACTAAAAAGTTAATCTTTTAATATACACTAACTTTTTATAAGCAAAAATATAACATTTCTTAAGCAAATTCACATATTTTGTGTAAAATTTACACTATTTGCAATTTTGTCTATCTCTTCTTTAATTTTAT